CGATAATTCTCGATGCCCCATTGATCGATTCGTCGTCGATAAGGAACCAAGGATTGACCCCGTCCGGTGTAAGACCACTGATTGTGACTGCCTCGCCTGTATCAATATTAAATGCTCTAAACTCTCCGCCGAAGATAGGGGAAGTTGTAGGGATTGGAAATAAATCAGAGCCTGTAATAAAATCCTGTCCATTAATTGAATACTGAGAAGCTCCTGCCCTGACAATGTCGAATACATTTTCCAAGTAGAGATACTCGTTTTCTTTGGCCATATCGATTTTAACATAACTGTCGGCTACTCCTCTTTCAAAGAATACCTGCTCGAAGATATATACACCAGAATTTTTATAAAGGAATACATGATCGCCTCTATGAATACTTGAAGCCGTAGCCACATCTTCTCTAGCCGCAACGTACACAAGTGAGTTTACGTCTCGCTCTAGCGTATCATAGAAAGCCATTGTTTCACTTTGAGGATCACTAGTAATTGCGTATAGATTACCTTTGTCGGTAAGTATGTATAACGCTTTTATATGTGGTATCCAAGCTAATTGCTTAACAAAATCATCTTCCATAAGATCATTAAAAAGTAAGCTGAGTTCTTGAGATATGTATGATCCGTTACCTTCATTGTATTTAAAGGCAAATACTTTTTTTCTTGTATTGTCGGTATAGATTACCGAATCGTTCATTACCGCAGTACGAACTGGATAAGAACCTTGGGTAGTGTAGGCTTTAATCTGCACACTTAATGCTGATAGCAAACTATCTCCACCAGACGCTATATACTCTTTTCTATCTGTACCTATGTATAGATCAGTAGTTGTTCTAAGATTTGTTATTTCAGAATCATCACCTGCCGCTACAGTAAACACGTATGGATCTGTAGCCAGTATCGATCCTGAATAAGCATTTTTATTTGTCCAAACATTACTTGCAGAATCCGCTAGTCTTCTTTGGTTTAGGAAATTCTTATCCCCTACCTTAGAACCAAATAATGTAAGTGGTCTAGTTCTAGTACCTGCGTATACTAATCTTCCTTCGTGAGAGATTACATTCTTAGGGTAGTCACTTTCTCCCCAACTATTTACTGACCAAGAATTTACAGAAGTAACTCCGCCTATTATAAGTGGATCGGATGAACCATATTTGTAGTAATACTTTACCAGTACTCCACTTGGAATAATGGACTGTACTAAGTAATAATTTGTAGCTATAAATTGGTAGTCTTGCCCTGCATTAGATGCTGAGCCTAGCCCTTCTGCATATATAATTTTTGCGTTCTGTAGGGCTGCTATTGCCTCTAGATTGGTAGCAGTGATCTCAACTGTACCTGCTCCTATTTGCTGATTACCTATTGAAATTGTCTCTTCTCTAAATTCTTCTTGAGGCAATTGAAAAGGATTTGTCACTGCATCAACTGAGAAAGAGAACCTTGCTCTAAATGTTCCGTCCTCATTAAAAAATAAAAATTGTGGTGGTATGATTCCCGAGAAGTGGCACAGTGTTAATCTGTTGTCATCGATAGAGTAGCTAAACTGTGTAGGATCTATGTACTCAGGCCCTGCTGCAATTATAGCAATCTCTTCTTCTGTGCCGTACACGTATGGGTAACTATACAGATACCCTCGTACTTCATTAAAACTATTTATAGTTATACTCAATATTTTCTGTTTACCATTAACTTGAAACGCTATTGAGTTCGATGTGTCAAATGCAATACTCGTATTGAAGAGAGCGCTGTTTAACCAACGATTTCCTTTGATCTTCTCTGCTCCACCTTCCGGCAGTACACGAAAGCCTTGGCACTCAGACATACCATCTTTGTATTGCTTAGTGTCAACTCTATTGAATAACTTCGGTGAAAGTCTACCAGACTTAAATGAAGTCTGGCTCGTCGTAAATCGCACGTCCGCCTCTCCTTACGTTATCGTAAATATCAAATTTGAAATCCTCAGGAGTTTTCTCTTGAGAGTTGTATGATCTAGCTTCTTGTGTAAATACTTGCATACCTGCTAATAGACCCTGTCTCATTGTATCGGACTGAGTAAGAGTGTAACAAATATCTGCGGCCAGAGCATACGCCAAGGCTTCTGCAAAACTAGGATCGAACTTGTCGGGAGATATATCATTGGTTACATACCAACCCTGTACAGTTTCATTGCTTGTTATTAATGTATCTCCCTCGATAGTGTAACTTCCGCAATCTTCGTACATACGTACAAATTTTACACAGTCATCAGGTAGCGCAAACACGTTACCATCACCAAACAATAATGTTTCTGAGGTAGGATTTAGAATCACTCGCTTCATAGCAAATGACCAAGGTGCCGATCTTAGAACAACGTCACGTACTCTTTCGTACTGTAGGCTGCATAGTCTGGCTTCTTTTGTATCGTCGCTTAAAGAGTTAATAGGTTCTGCGCCAAGCTTGATTAAAGCTGAGTTGCAAATATTAACCACGACATTAGATGTAATCATTCAAACTCCTCATAGTAAAAGGGGTAGGAAACCCTACCCCAATTATAGCAGACATAAGCCGAGGAACAAATAGCTTAGTCCATTAAAAATGTAACTAGTACTTTAAGTGCCGCTGATGTTGTTCCATCTGCAGTAAGTACTAAATCGTACCCACCTTCAATAGCACCGTCGATTAAGTCACCTGCTGCTACAGCAGATACGTTACCGTCTTTGTCAATTAACTCAAGAGCACCTGCTCCAAGTACACCAACTAAAGCTTCGATTTTTACAAATCTAACGATGTGTTGAATTTTACAGATGTATAGTACGTCTGCCGCTACAACTCCTGAGAACTCCTCAAGGTTGATCTTAGGGCAAACATTACGAGTACCCTTGTCCGCTTGCTCAGCAGGATCAAGTTGCCACTCTTTGTTGTAATTTAAACCGTAGTTATTAGCCATTATTTACTCCTATTATTGTTTAGTGAAGAACTCAATTACCTTAACTTCTTCCATTCTCATACCACCTAAAGACATAGAGTAGTAGATCTGATTAGCATAATGCTTGTCAGGTCTCTCAGAAACTCTAGCACTTGGGTTAGCTCCAATACCTGCGATCAATGCGTCACCTGCAAAAGCGAAACATCTTTTAGATCCTACAGGAATACTGTCTGAACCAGTTCCAACTTCACCAGTTGCCGCGTCAAAAGTGATAGCTGCAGTAGTGTATGGAAGTCTTTCGATTCTGATAAACTTAAATCCCATGAAAGAATCTACTTCACCAGATACTAAAGATTTAACAGTATTATAGTCAGCACTTGTGATCTCAGTTTCTCTTAGCATCGCTCTGATTTCAGAAGCTCCACATACAATGATTCTGTTCATTTCATCAACTTCTTCGCTATCAAACTTGAACTTTAATTGTCTTAAAGTTTCTACGTTTAATTCAGAAAAACCTGATCCATTGATTGATCCATATTTTTGGCTGTCTGGTAAAGAGATTGGAGTAGCTCCGTTCTTCCCTGTATAAACAGTTCCTAAAATTGCAGCAATCATAATGTCATCCATCTTTCTACCCATAGAAGCTTGTGCAGCTTTAGAATACTCAGACTCAGGATTGTGAATGATTCTTAATTTATCTTCCTTATCAACAAGGTCAGCCCAGAAGTAGTCTCTCATTGAGATACGTCTTCTTGAATATGGAGTATCAGCAAACGTAGTGTTTGAATGTCTTCCGACTTTCTCCATTACTTCTACAGTTCCAATTCTATCGAAGTATTTCTCTTCACCTTGGATTGATTCTTTTCTTTGAATAACAGGCATTAACCTAGATTCTTTTTGTTGTGATAAGTGGTAAATGTTCGAGCTAAATTGTTTAACAAAACTCGAAGGAATTTGATAAGACATAGTCTTTCTCCTATTTAAGTGTTTAGTAAAAGTTAAATTATTAACGCTAGATTATCCACAAGGGGTCGTGCTAGACATAAATTGTGGTGAGGTCTACAGATAGTAGATTGTCTCGATATGTCATACTGTTATTTTTGTAGAGAAAGGGGGCTGTTGTCAACCCCCAAATGAATTATTTGTCTAAAATAGCAAAATATTTTTGAATCTCTTTCACTCTTCTGCTGTGGTCTGGATGACTAGAGTTAAGGTATGGATCGGCAGGATTTGCCATAGCGTCATTTATTTCTTTCTGTGCTTGATCTTTTGATAATGATGTAGGTGATTCTCCGGCAGGTATATCGCCTTCCTTGTAGAATTTACTGGCTGTTTTCATAAGCATATCTACAATCTTTGCATCTTTACCAAGGCCTGATTCCTTAAGATAAGTTAAGGTTTCTTCACCTAGTTCTTCGTTTACATACTTCATTGCTTTGGTAAGGTTGGCGTTATATGCGTCTTCACCGTATGAGTTCATAAGATCATTAAGTTTTTCTTGCTGTCCTGCCTGAGTAGTTTCCATGAAATTCTCAGCCGTTGACTTAGCTTGGTCGTTAAAGAAGTCGTACATTTCCTTAGCTTGGCTAGGCTGTACTCTGAGTTCGTGAGCTTTAGATGCAAACAACTGGTTAAAGCTGTCGTCAAACTGACCGCCCTCTTCTCTAGAAGTAAACTTCATAGCCTCGGTATACTCTTCTGCTTTTAAAGGAACTCCCATTTTTTGATGGAATGTGTCCCATTCTTCTGACGTAGAGTTCTCAGTTGGGATTATTGTTCCCTTCTGACCGATTCTTTTCTGTGCATGTACATAACTTTTAGTTAGAGATTGCAGGTCGTTAATAGCTTTTAAACTAGGATCGTTTAGTATATCGGCATCTAACTGTAGGTCTTTTGCCCAAGCAGGGCCAGTAAATTCTGCCGGAGGTGTTCCGCCATCGTCAACAGGAGGTGCTCCACCATCATCAATAGGAGGTGCATCATCACCGATACCGCCTGCTCCGCCACCTAAATCGTCAGCCTCTTCTAATTTTCTTTCAAATTTCTTAAACATATGTTCCCCTTATGCTATATCACCGTCGAGACCAAAGTCGTCTTCCGGTTGTGTTTCTACTTCTACTTGTCCAGTTACCTTCTTAATTTGGTCTGGTGTCAGTTGAGCTGTTTCTATTATCTGCATGACGACACTTCTCCTACCCTCATTGAAAGCGGTAAGGTACGGTGTCTCTGCCATTGTAGTAGTATTATAGTGGCAGGCATTTTTTAAATCTTCAAGTATTAATTCACCATGTTCAGTACTTAAAAAATCCCTGTACGCAGCTAGTCTAGTAGCCGCTTCTTTTTGAAGTTGTTCCTCTTCCATTTAATTATCCTTGGTTGTTTGCTGCCGCCTGTTTTTGCTGAGTATCAGCGTTCATATTATCTTGCTGTGCCTGAGCTGCTGCCTGTTGCTGTTCAGCCCTAGCCTTACGAGTTCCCTCTACTTGTTTCTTAGAGTTAAGCATTGTCTCTGGTAATCCAAATATCTTAGCGTTATGGCGTAGTACCTCATCTCCGTTGATATTATCAAGTACATCCGGCTGAGCTTCAAGTAGAAGACCCGTAGCCTGTATTACCTTAGTAAGAGTATTTGCCTCGCCTGTTCTCTGAGCCTTAGCTATCTGAGATGTGTAGACAATCTTAATATCATTAGAATCTTTTAGTTGCTCAGGAGGTTTGGGAAACCTACCTCTACGAGTAAGAATATCAAACACGCGATCAATAATAGGTTTAAGTAGTTCATTGTTAAGTCTCCCAAGGATAGGCCCTAAGAAACGTAGTCGTTCATCTGAACGCTCCATTACCTCAGTAGCTGTCATGTCCCTCTGTTGAATTAATTGTAACTGATCTACGAAAAAATGTTCCCTGATTCTACCACGGATATTGTCCACAAAATCCAAACCTATGTCTGGTCTTGCTGCTACTGGAAAAGATTCTATTCTGTCCTTCATACCTGTACGGTAGAAGTTTGTGCCGCCCGGCGTTGTACGTATAGGAAGTAGGAAACCATTGTCCGGAACCATTAAAGGTGGATCAATAGCTTTCTGCATACCACGGATAACCGTCTTCATTACAGCGTTAAGCATCTTAACATCTGGTAGTGATTTCATTGCAGGACATCGTCCATATACTTCTTCATTAAGCTTAGTCCATCTAGGCACAGCAAATGGCCATGACTGATATGTAACTTCTTTAAGCATTACGTCTTTCTTTCTTAGTGTATACGTACCTACAAACTTAGTATTCTTAGGATCGTTAGCATCTTCTGGCTTAACCATGTAGATAACTTCTTCCTTCATATGCGGCTTGTTTTTTATGCAGTCATGTATGTCCATAAGCTCATCGCTCTTGAATACATCTTCACCGAATTTACGTACAATTTGTTGCCAAGTCATATCAATCTTACGACCGATTTGATTAACTACACCACGCTCATCTTCCTCAATATAGCTCCAATAAATTGGCGAGGACTTGAATCTTACGTCGTTAATTTCGTCTTCTTCTATTTGTAGAACAGTTGTTCCAATCCCTACAAGATCCAGATATGTCTCATGTATTTCCTCTTGGAAGTTAGATTGGTTAAGTGTATCTATAAGAATCTGTACACAGTCCTGTAAATACTGGCGTACATCTTTATCGTCATCTAGCTTTGTAGTTCCAGTAGATAGATCAAACCATAAAGAGCTAGGGTTTGTAAGCATACCATGTAGAGAACTAGCAAGAAGCTCAGCGGCTTGGATACTTGTCGAGTCGTACAATCTGTTGTGCTTTCTCTCACCTTCGATCTTATACCCATAGACATTATCCTTTCTAGGAATGAAATATTCTGCCAGATCTTCCCAGTATGTATCCCAGTTTACTCTTCTCCCCTTCATTCTATCGAACTCTTGAAGAAGTTTTCTGGCCTTTTCTTTACTTTTCTCGTTATACATATATATGTCCTACATTAAGCTTGACGCGTTTCCGTCAGTCGTAGACGTTAGCACTGCACCTGACTGTGAAGCCAGATTACCTGCAGGACTCATAGACTGTTGCCCTAGTCCTCTTGCTTGTCTTTGTTTCTTGAAACTATCTTCCACCATTTTATTCTGATTAGCAACCATCTGCTTCTCTTGATCTCTAGCCGCTGTATTAGCTGCTTTAGTTTGCTGATTGGTTTGGTATGCGGATATAGCAGCAGAACCACCTATAAGTATTGCCATTGTTACTGGATCGATAATAGCCTCCTAGTTAAATTCATCATAGTCACCCTGAGCTTGTTGTGCCGAAGGATCAACTACCATCATACTACGATCAGGTAGGTCTAAGTCAAGTGCCATATATCTAAATGAATCGGCACCGTTTGAAGCCCAGTTATGTAGTGGCTTCTCAAGGAAGATACCTTTCTTCCTATCGAACTGTCTCTGGTAATTAGATAATGCTTTAATACCCTTCTCACAGTTCGTCTTATGTATGTACACTGTTGGTTTTTTTAGCAGCATCCTTGCCGCCTCAATACCATCCATGATACTTTGTCTTGGAATTATATGTGACCTAAGCCCTAATTCTTCCAGTTGTTCCTGCCGTGTCTTTCCTGTCCCTAGTTCTCTTGCTGCACCATCGTGAGGTAAAGCCGTTCCAAAGGGATCTATAAGATACTGTTTACTTTGTATCTCTTTTACATACCACTCTAATCCTACACCCTCGTTCTCGATATAGTCAATAATACGTACCTCTCTACCAACAACTTGATACATCCATATTGCTGTAGAATCCGATATCCCAAGGTCAAAAGCCATTCTGACAGGAGTGCTTGGATCATATTCGAAGTCTCTTATTCTATCCTGAGCAATCATCTCGTTGATGTACTTACCATAGTAAGCACCGATTAAAGCTGCAGCAAAATCACATTCGTATTCCTGAGCGTACTCTTCTTCGGTCATCGTGGCTTGAGCATCTAATAATTCTTCCGCATCTACAACGCCCGTCTCAGACGCACGGTACACAGCCGCAAAGTAATTATCATTACTCTCACTCATAAGCTTTTTGTAAAGCTCCATCATATCAAAGAAGTGGTTCTTCCCTTTAGGAGTACCGATAAATATAGCCCAACCTTTTCTATCTGATAGAGCAGGTCTAATAATCTCACCCCAAATCATTGGAGGACATTGAGCATATTCATCTAATACACAGCCATCAAGGTATAAACCCCTTAGACTATCTGGGTTCTCACCACCAAGAAGCATGAATCTGATTTTATCTTGTGTGC